ATCAAGTGAGTCTCGTAGCAGAACAGGCGGCGTTCCTGCTGGATGTCGCCAAACTCGTTAACAAAGCGACTGAACTGGGCTTCGTCGTGACGGGCGGTGAACTTGCCCGTACCCCGGAACAGCAAGCCATCTATGTCAAGACTGGTCGCAGCAAGACGATGAACAGCATCCACCTCAAGCGGTGCGCCATCGACTTGAATTTCTTCCGCGACGGCAAGTTGACCTACGACATCCCTGCTCTTACGCCGGTCGGTGAGTATTGGCAGAGTCTTAACCCCAAGAACCAATGGGGCGGGTTCTGGAAGTCATTTAAGGATGTGCCGCACTTCGAGCGCAGGGTGTGATGGCGAGGAAGGAATCGAACCTTCATTCACGGAGTCAAAGTCCGTTGTCCGACCTTTAGACGACTCGCCAGCCGTTTACCAAGTGTCTCGGTAGCCCCGGCTGCATCGCCAGTTTGGGGGCGGTACTCGACCCCAGTCTGTCGCCCAAATTTGCCGTAATCGCCTTATAAACGCTCTCATGGCATACCCTCAACGCTGTAGTTGGTTGATGGGGAGCGCCAATCCTTTGGCACTTCCCCGGTGATCCACGACGGGTCTGCCCACAACAGCCGATTGTTAGGGTAGGCAATCCATTGGCCCGCGTCTAATGCAATGATGTGATGGTCTTTCGATTGGTCAGGCATTTCGCTCCAACCGCCATCACACCAAAATATCGTCATCAAGTATGTACCCGGTCGCTGCACCCCGTCACGACCTATTGCCTTGACTCGGTGGTTACGCAGGAACGCTACTTCTTTAACTTGACAGTTGCGGCTAAACGAGTCCCACCACACGGTAAGCAGCAGCGTCATTTCTGGGCAGGGCTTGCTGCATAGCGCGTGGATTGGGATACGCGCCCATTGTGCGCCTGACTCCAGCATGACTTGGAAGTAAGGTACGCGCATAGGTTCTGCACGAAAGCCGAATACGGTGCAGAGGGTAAATTCACCCTTGCCCTTCTTATGGTCGTGCAAAAACTCATTACGCACATAAGCCGTAATGTACGGCGTGTCGCACCAAAAATTCATATTAATCCTTCTTTGTGTAATTGCATGATAGTGCGAGCCATGCCTTCAAAGTGCGCGAGACGCACATAGTCTCGTTCAAGGTCGGTGTGTGATCGTCGGTCAATAGCGTCGTGGCAAGACGAACAGGCCCACGCTCCGAGGATGTCGGGCGATTTCATGCCAATCCCAGATACCCCGGCAAGCCGGTAGTGAGCCAGCACAGTTGTCTCGCTGTTGTGGTTGCACACCCCTGGGATACGCACCATGCAGCCCCTGCCCTTGGCCTCTTTGCGCAAATTCATTAAAACAAATCCGTAGTGTGTTGATGCAAAGCAACAATTAATTGCGGCCAACTGCGAAATGAATGGTTTAGTTGCTTGTTTTCAATTTCCAATGTGTCGGCTTTTAAAGAAAACGAACTGCCGTCAGATCGCTCTCGGATTTCGTCTTTGCGGTACAATTTTGCGCGGTACAACAGCGACTCTTTAGTAATCCACCCGCAAAAAGTCAGATAGTTGTTTGTCTTGTTAAAACTTAAAAACAAATAAACGTTGCAATCAAATTTGATTTGAGAGCGCAACAAGTTGTTAACGTAATCGCCACGCGGCGGGGTCGTGCGACCCATAGTCTTAACGTCAATCCGCAATCCAAACAACTCAAAATCAAACCCGCCGTCAAACCCAGTATCGCGCTGCATAAACGGCGTGCATAACGCCATGTTTACCATGTTCTGTCCAATTACCCCAACCAACTGTTGTTCTGCCGTGCCGTCACTACCGTCGCCACGGTTTCCCATCTTTACAGACTCGGAATACCGCTGGCTGGCTTGAATGACAAACTCCGGCACTTCAACTGTGAATGGCATTTGCTACCCCTCGTAAGGCTGCGGTATCACAATGTTTATTTCGGCGCATTTGGCCTCGATGAACATTAAATAATCGGTAAATTCTTGTTTATTCAACGCCGAGGATCGTTTGAGCGGTCGCATACGCTTGCGCCCAAAGCCCTCTAACGTCTGCCAACCAAAACATTCACCTAAAAGCCATTCATGCACATCATCCCTCGTAAAACCGCCTAACGCTTCGCCACCGCCCTCCATAATGGCCGGATACACCACGCCCCATAGGTAAGCGTTCTGCTGATTGGTGCGCGGTTTTTTCCATTCTTCTACCGTTACTGCAAAAGGTTTGCTCGGCAGTAACCGATACATAACCTCTACGGCTTTTAACACCTGCTCAACGGGCGTGCCGATGGGGAATATACGTTTCATCGTTCAGATGCCCTTACACGCGCAGCGGTCTGTTTCCATGCGTGCGCGTACTCAACATTTTGGTAGGTGTCGAACCACGGGCCACCTTCCGTAAAATGCACGCAGGTTGGATCAGGAACCTGCGCCCGTGTATGCCAACCTTCCAAGTAGTTAAATGTCGTCGGCAACCCACCGATGTTTTTGTCGTTGCACCACATAAACCGATGCAGGTACATCCCGGTTTCTGTGTTCACAATGTCAGGCGTCAACCCCTGCACCATCGGGTGTTCGCAGTTAAAATACATGAACGATGACCAGTTCTTGCGAGGGTATTGTCGCTGCGCTTGACCGTCCATCTTGGTCAACGCGGTAGGTTTGTAGTCGTGTTTGACTAACCATACCGCGATGTCGGGATTGTTGTAGTCAAGCAGCGGGGTTAAATCTTTCCGCACTAAAAAGTCGCAATCCATGAACAACGCTCGACCCTTAAAGTTGCAGAGCGCAGGGACAAGAAATCGCGAAAAACTGAACTCCGTCGCTGACATGGGGTCAGGCGCACGCCAATACAGCCCCATCTCACGCAGGTCGTCCAATCGCAGCGCCAGCACTTCGGCATCCATGTGTTCAAGGATGGAGGCGCGTGCGACCTCATACGCGATATCCTCGCGGCTATCGTAACCGATGAAGATTTTGAGTTTCAAAACGGCAAGTCCTTATCATCGTCAAACGGGGTTTCATCCATCACAGGCGCACGCTTCGGCGGTGCTGCGGTTTTAGACTCAAATTTCAAAGACATAAACTTGTCGCCCGATTTTTTGGATTCTTTAATCCACGCGGAAATGTTCATATCCACGTTGTTGATCACGCACGATCCACGGTACATAGGTGCCTTGGCGTTGCCTTTTTGATTGTTTTTGAACAAAACTCCGCGCATATTTGGGTCGTAAGGGGTGTCGTAATTAGCCACGATTTAACTCCTGTAGTTTGTTTAACTTTTCTTCCAACTCGTTCAAGAACTTTGTTACTTCAATTTCTAGTTCAGCAATGCGCTTGTCGTCACGCGGCACCCGCACGATGAGCAGTTGCAGATGCTCGGGCAGGCGCGGGTCGTAGGACGCAAAGTCGCACCACGGACGCCGGGTACACGCCATCTGCCACTGCATTTGGGTCACGTACTTCTCGGGCGGCTTACCGGCCAACAGGTACTCAAGATGGGTGGCCGTGTTGGCACACTTGAATTCCACGCAGCCTTCCCCTACTAGTCCGTCTGGGGACGCGCCAGAGCCTGTAATGGCGGGGTGGTCAATAAACCCCACCTCCTCCACCAACTCGCCTGTACGGGCGCTGTAGGCGGCCCTAGCGTTAGGTTCTTGCTCGATACCCCACTCCATCGCGGCGTTGCTGAACGAGGACGCTTTCTGCCCCGTCAGCCGTTCCACGATGAGGTCGGCCATGTAGTTCTCACGGCTTGCCGAGTACCCGGTCTTGGTCTTGGCTACGACATCAGCCACGCGGCTGGCGGTAACCTTACCCAACCGGGCGGTAAACCATTCGTCGGTGCGCTGTTCCATCACGCCAGTTCCTTCTTGCGGTTCGTAAAAGCGTCCATGTGCAACTGGCGGGCATCCATCGGCAACGACTTAAACAACGCCGTGAGAGCCTCTGCGGAGTCGCAAGCGGCGATCTGATCAAGCACCTTGAGGTCGGTTTGGGCAAACTTGTTACGCGCCTGTGCGGCTTCTGCGTCGTCGTCAATTTGCGCTAGCCCGACAATGGCAGCGAGGGCATAGCGTCGAGCGTAGGTGATGCCAGACCCCTGCGCCTGTGGCCCAGCGTCCTTGGTGACAATGGGCAGCACGCCACGCATCCATTCGCCGGATGAGTGGGCAAGCGTCGTGACCAGCACCACCCCGACGTTGGTTACGTCGGTGGCCTGGATCACCGCCAAACCGTTATCGGCCAGTTGCTTGCGGCAAGCGTCCCAGCACGATGCAAGATCGGCGTATCTAGATTTGAAAAACGGGTTGCTGCTGTCCTTGAGTGCGCCCGTAATGCTGGCCTGCGCTTTGGAGAGCGCCGCTGCGAGGGCGGCAATGGATTCACTTTGCATTTGTTTCTTCCTCTTGTTGCTGTTGTTCCAAGTCCTGCTGATGCCACCAGCCGTCATCATCGGCCCACGGCGCGTCTGATTGGTCAAAGTCGTCCATTAGAAAGTCCTCACGGCAAGCCACACTAAAGCGGCAAACATGACGAACGAGAACAGGTACAGGCCAATGGTTTTCATTCGGTCACCTTGATGAGCAGGTGTGCCAGCGATTGCTCGACCGTGGCGTATTCCTCGGCGCAAAGCGCCAGCCGCCAAAACATATATGCGTCAACCGTGTCGTCTGCAATGTCTTGCACCAGCGCACAATCGGCAGGGCTGCGGGTCTGAACCATCCGCGCCCATGCGGCACGGAGAGTCTTGTCGGTGATGCGGCACTCAAGGCCAGCAAGTTCTTCCCAGATGTTCACAGGCTTTCCTCCCACGACCGTTGGCGGTCGAGCCGGTCTTCTGCGGCCCAGTCTGCATCGCGCTCGGCTTTCTCGCGCTCGGCAAACGCTGCAAGTCTGTCGGTGTGAACAAAGATGGGGGCCGGGAGGGTCAGCCAAGTGCCATTTGGCAGTTTGATAGAGGTGATGGCGGCTGAATCCATCGTGTTGTCGTTGCAAAACTCAAAATCAAATTCGCAATAAAGCCCCTCAATCAATTCGTACTCGCGTGTCATGTCAGTCATATCTGTTGCTCCTATCTGTGGATTGACTCAACACCGACAGGTTAACACAGGTTACGCCCTTGTCAACAACCTACTTGCAATTATTTTCACGCTCGTTAACCTGCGCGGCATGGACATTCAGATCGCGCTTGCCGCTTGTAAAGGTCGCAAGGCCGAACTTGCCCGGCGACTTGGCGTTAGCAAACCTGCTGTCTCAAGGTGGGTTAAAACAGGTCGTTTGCCCAAAATGCGGGTATGGCAGTGGAAGGCTCTACAGGCCTTGACCCCGCAGATTGCAACCGACTCTACGGCTACCCCGCTACCTACCCCTGCCCTGCACCACGAGCCGCTATAAGCGATTCTGCGACCCCCAGAAACGACAAACCCCCGCACATGGCGGGGGCTTGACGGGGCGGGGGGAATGCCCTTACGCTTGAGATGCTGTTCTCGCGTGATGGTTAATTTACATGGCTGTTCTAGTCGTGTCAAACACCCCACCACGCGACCCCTTGATACGGGCATCTGTCACCGGCGGGGTGGGTGCAATCCCCACATGATGTTCAATCATCGACCAGACACCGGATACCACGGTCTGGCGGGTCTAACAACCGCGTCCATACGGGCATAGGTTGGACTCTCTTGGCTCCCAATGTTCTTGGGGGTTAGGGGGGTCCTTTCCCGGTCCTCCGAGCATGGGTCTTACGAAACAATCCTACAGAGTTAAATCTTAAATCCTAGAAGCCTGAACTAAACTTGTTGCGTTTACCTCCGTTAACGAGTACCGTGCATCCTCCACAAACAGGAGACTGCGATGAACGACCTAGACCAAGCCGCATGGGAACGATGGGTTGCCTTTCGCAAGGCTATTCGCAAGCCCATCAAGACTGCCAGCGAACACGCGATGAAATTGAAGTTGTCGCGGTATGGCGCTGACCAAGATGCTGTGGTTAACCAAAGCATCAGCAATCAATGGCAGGGTTTGTTTGAACTTAAGGACAAGAAAAAACCCGACCGCCCGATCAAAAGCCCGGAACAGAAGGCGCAGGACGATGCGATGTTCATTGCCGCGCAAGACCGTGCCAGTAGAGGCTGGGACAAGCAGGAACCGACCCCGATAAACCGATTGAAACTCTGCGATGCGCTTTGGGCGAGGTACACAGTCGAGGAAGGCGCAGATACAGCCGAGCGCATGGAGTGGCTTCGCGGTGTCGTTGCGATGCACCTGCGCGATGCGCCTGCCGGGGAGGTATTGGGTAACCCGCACCTCAAGACGATGGTGTTTTGCCTCTTTGGCCCCCGTGGTATTTCACGGCTCAAAGAGCGGCAGGAGGTGCCGCGATGACCCGCACCTGCAAACAGTGTGGAGAGAAATTTTACGGCGCGTCGAGCATCCTCCAACACAGAAGCGGTGCCTGCGGTAATAAGGAACTGCTGCGGTCACGCGGCTGGGTTAAGACCCGCGCAGGTTGGGTGTCTCCACAACGCGCAGCACACGATGCAAAAAACCGTGGAGTTTGAATTTATGAAGAACCAAAATGAGCCGCACATAAAACGAGATTTGTTGTGATCCCTTTTGCAGCAATGTTCCACAAAGACTATCAGGACTTCAGCCTTGAAAAACGGCTTGAAGTGCAAAAAGCATTACAACAATTGATGTCGCTTCTTGGCGCAAACAAAGGAAACGATTGCACCTTGCACGACGATCTGTTTGTGTGGTTTAGAAACTTGTTTTTTACGACTGACCCGCGTTTCGACACCGCGTGCGGTAGCCTCAATTTTGCCCTACGCGCCCGCCTATGGCGGCTTTACACGTTGTGCTGGGCGTGTGAGCAGGCATTGGGCAAAGGCGACATAGTAGACATCGGTACTTACGACGGTCGGGCGTTGGAAGTTGTGCTGCGTTATCAAACGTCACTCCCTGCCGTCCACGCCTACGACTTGTTTGACAACGTGCCCGAGGAAGCCCGCAAGGCTGACCACGGCCCTAACCTTTTTAAACAGGTGCGCCAGCGCCTCGCGCCCTTCAACGTCACGGTGCATCAGGGCGATATCTGCGCTGTCACCGCCCTGCCCGAACGGATCGGGTTCTGCCAAATTGACCTTAACAACGCCGAGGCCGAGGGTCACATTTTCCCGTTAATCTACGAACGACTGCAGCCGGGGTCTATCGTTGTGTTTGACGACTACGGGTTCCGCCGATACCGTGAGTCAGCCCTGACGCACCAGCGATTTCTTGAGGGCAAAGAGCAGGTGTTAGAACTGCCGACCGGGCAGGGGCTATTGGTCAAACAATGAGGTACGCGGCCCGCCGCGACGGCAACGACGCCATCATCACCGAGGCGCTACGCAAGGCCGGGTTTACGGTAATGGATTACGGTACCGCTGGGCAGGGCATCCCCGACAAACTAATTAGTCGTTTACTGCCTGACGGCTTGCAGTGGATATGTTGGGTAGAGGTCAAGATGCCCAAGAGACGCCTTAAAACCGCGCAGGAAGCGTTTAGAGACGTTTTCGAGCCAAGGGGTGAGCATTACGTCGCCCGTGACGCAGAAACCGCTATACGCGAACTCTACGCCCGGTACACGGCGGCTATTAAACCGGAGCAACTCCGTTAAGCAACGCCTTGCGCTGACCCTTGTAATGGGTGATTGAGGGCCGGGGGTAGACGTTGGCGGCTTCTGGCAAGCAGGCAAACTCAAACTCGGGCAGATATTTCACCCAAGACGCAGGCAGCGAATTAACGTAATCCCGCAAAACCTCTTGATCGCCATACCAACGCTTAAATTTGTCAGGCAGTGCGGCATAAATCTCGGCCATTGCTTCCCACGCCCCGCTACTAGCCGTAATCGTGCAGCAGCCAACAATAGGGTACACTTCGTCCAGCGTCTTTCCTGCATATTCGCTGTAATCTTGCCCGCGCTGGCGGATGTTGAACATTGCTTCACGGTTGAACGAGCGACGGCAAACGGCGATGTGGTAGTCGTCAAGGAGCAATTCGACGTTAATTGGTTTGTTTACGATCATATCGGTGTCGAGGTACATCGCAGGTTCCGTTAGCCCCAGCCCGGCAAACGCTTGGGTGCGCCAAAGCATTAAGAACTCTGGGTCGCCGTCAGTCGGGGCCGTCCACGTTACCCCCGGCACCGTGCGGGTGTCGTGATCGGTAACCTGTATTACTTCAACGGAAGGGTTATGTCGGCGGAGTGATTCCACCATCCTCGCGGGCATGGCGAGGTCTGGGCCAACGTGGAAAAACACAAAAGTTGACATAGTTGCAACGATACACCTGTGTGATAATCTCGCCAAGCGGAGGTACTATGTCGCATAAAGACGCAGCAGAATTTGTCGGGGTGTTACTGCACAGCAGCACGGCAGCCCATTACCTGCACCTCAACACAGCGTCTTACGCCGCCCATAAGGCGCTCGGCCATTACTACGAGAACATCGTAAACTTGGCCGACAAGTACGCCGAGGCGTATCAAGGTCACCACGGCATTATCCCGCTCGACGACTACCCCGAAGGGTTCAAGGTACAAAAGGACGCGGCCAAGTACGCCGAAAGCCTGCTGACGTTTGTAAAGGGCATCCGAGGCGATTTGCCCAAGGACACCGATTTGCAGAACATCGTGGATGAGATCGTGGGCGAAATTGCTTCCCTTTTGTATAAGTTGGAGCGATTTAAATAGTGCCTCGCCCTGCGCCATCACGGGTTGCCGCCGCGCTCAACTATCTCCAGCAGATGCGCGACCGTGCCGCTGACTTCGGTGGCGGGGTAGTCGATACCCTCGCAGACCGCGCACGGGATGTCGGTGAACTCGCCCACGAAGCCTTTACGAGCGACCCCAACATCGGGCGCATGACGACGGCAGAGTACGCCCAAGCCGCCGCCGCACGCGCCCCTACACCGCGTCTAGACGCTACGGCGCAGGGGGTTGGTGCATTGGGTAAGGCTCTGGTCACGCAGCCCGTACAGACGGCTAAAGCGGTTGTTGTTGACCCAGTTGTAGAGGCGTTTGAAAGCCCACGGGCAATGGGTCAATTCGCGGGTGAGTTTGTTAACCCGCTACGGATAGCCGCCGCGTTGCAAAAAGGCGGCACAATGCGGCGCGACATTTTTATCGGTAAGTCAGCAAAAACATGGAATCAAAAGGAAGCCGACCGCGCTTTAGCAATGGAAGCGTATGGGGTTGACCCAGAAACGATATGGAAAGAAACGGGAACGTATCGCGGCCCTGATAGGGAGTGGCGGCAGGAAATTAGTGATGTGGGCGCAAAGGGTAAGTTCACTCATATCGCGCCATCAGAACAACGATTGTCGGATGTGGCGATAGAACACCCGGAATTGCTTGAGGCGTATCCCGACCTTGCCAAAGTCCAACAGTTTGGTTTGAAAGGCCCGAAAGGACGCGGTTCGTATGAAGCAATGCACATACAAACTGATGAAGGGCCAAAACTTCTTGGCGAAACTTTGATTGTGGAGGCACCGTCAGAGGAGGCTTTGGCGGGAGTCGGGATTCACGAATTGCAGCACGCAATTCAACGACGTGAAGGGTTTCAGCGAGGCGCAAACCCGAAAGAATTTAGGGACAAAGCGATCCCCGCAAAACTAAAAAATGTAGCGTTTGCCAAGTCAATGCGGGAAATGGCTATTGCCAATCGAATGAGAGAAATGGGCTACCCGATTGCAGAGGGCAAAGTCTTGAACTTGTCGCGCCCGGATATGATTAAAAAAGTGAAAGAATTTGGAGAAAAAGACCCAAACTTGTTGTTATTGCTTGGCGAACATCAGCAAGCCGCTGAAAAACTGAAGAAATATCCTGACAAATACACGCAATACGTCCGAAGCGCAGGAGAGGTAGAAGCACGGGCGGCAGAGGCGAGACGTTTTATGTCGCCAGAGGAACGACGAGCCACTTTTCCGTCGAAGTCGTTTGATGTTCCGCTTAACGAAATCATTATCCGAAAATGAACGCAGGTGCTTTTAAAAAGGGCCAGAAAGGCGGGCCGGGTAGACCAAAGGGTTTGCCCAATAAGTCCACGCAGGCGGCCAGAGAGGCCATTGCAGCGTTTGTGGACGGCAATGCAGACCGCCTCCAAGGGTGGTTAGATGAGATCGCAGCAGAGAAGGGAGCGCAGGCTGCCTTTGAGTGCTTTAGCACCCTGCTGGAATATCACGTTCCCAAACTCGCCCGCCAAGAGATCACAGGTAAGGACAACGGCCCGGTCAAGGTACAGATCGGATGGATGGCTCCCGAATAATCCTGCCCTACCGCCCACGCAAGGCGTTCATGCCGTTCCATGAGCGCACTAAACGCTGGGCTTGCCTCGTAGCGCACAGACGCGCAGGTAAGACCGTCGCCGCCGTGAACGACATGATCCGCGCTGCTGCGATGTATCAGGGGCCGTATGGCTTGTTCGCATACGTCGCCCCGTACAGGTCGCAGGCCAAGGCCGTTGCTTGGCAATATTTTAAGGACGGCGCACAGCCAATCATCCAATCGGTAAACGAGCAAGAATTAACTATTACGCTAATTAACGGCGCACAAATACGTTTGTTCGGGGCTGACAACGCCGATGCCATGCGCGGAATGGGCTACTCGGGGGTATACGCTGATGAATATGGAGACTGGAAACCGAGTGTTTGGGGCAACGTAATTCGCCCCGCTTTGAGTGATAAAAACGGATGGTGCGTTTTCGGGGGCACTCCGAAGGGACGCAATCAGTTTTGGGACATCTACGAAACCGCCCAGCGCCTGCCCCATGATTGGTTTCTGCTACGCCTGCCCGCCTCAACGTCTGGCTTGCTCCCACCGGGGGAACTGGGTGCCGCCCAAGCGCAGTTGGCCGAGGATCAGTACCTACAGGAGTACGAGTGCAGTTTTGAGGCTGCGATTCTCGGCGCTTTTTACGGCAAGGAGATGCGCGAGGCGCAGGATCAGGGCCGTATCTGCCACGTCCCGCACGACCCCGGGCTGCCTGTGTATAGCAGTTGGGATTTGGGATATAGAGACGACACGGCGGTGTGGTTTTACCAACTTGGGCGCGGGGAAATCCGCGTCATTGACTTCTACGCCGTAAGCGGCGAGGACATCCATGACATCGCCGCCGTGGTTACGGGTAAGCCGTACAAATACGCCCGTCATTACCTACCGCACGACGCCCGGGCCAAAAGCCTGCAGACGGGAAGAAGTATCGTGGAGCAATTGGCCGCCTATCTGGACATTGCCAAACTGGCCGTGGTACCCGACATTGGCGTGCAATCAGGCATCCAAGCCGTCCGTATGACGTTACCCCGCGTGTGGTTTGACTCCGAGAAATGCCGAGAGGGCATAGAGGCGCTGCGGCAGTATCAGCGCGAGTACGACGAGGATAAAAAGGCATACCGCCAATCGCCGCGCCACGATTGGACTAGCCACCCTAGTGACGCTTTCCGTATGTTGTGTGTATCATGGCAGGAAGTTGCAGAAAAGACCCCGGCGGCAGAGGTTAAACCGCTTATCGTCGGGCCGGGTAACACAGTTACGCTCAACGATATGTGGGCAGTGCATGACCGCACGTCGAGCAGGAGGGCAAGGATATGACCGCGATTAGTCCAGTACGCAACAATTACGTTGCGGTAGCCGCGACTTCTACGACGACGTTTGGTGCTGCGGGCGCGTACATTCACAGCGTCGTGGTTAACGTTGCCAGCAACACCGAGGCCACGGTTGTCGTCAGCGACAACGGCACGGAATTGGTACGCATCCCCGCCACGCAGGCCGCTGGCGCGTATGTGATCCCGCTGGAAGTGGCAAGTAAGGGCGCAATTACCGCGACCTGCTCGGGTAACTCCAACTGCCGCGTCGTCGGCCTGTTTAGCACTTACACATGAACAAGCCGGGCCTTTACGCCAACATCCTAGCGAAGCAGGAGCGCATCAAGGCTGGCTCCGGCGAGAGGATGCGAAAGCCCGGAGAGGCTGGTGCGCCGACCGCAAAGGCGTTCCGTGAGTCTGCCAAGACCGCTAAACCCGAGAGTAAAGGTAAGAAATGAGCGCAGCGTGGCAGCGTAAAGCAGGCAAAAACCCGAAAGGTGGTTTAAATGCCGCTGGCCGCGCCTCTTACAAAGCCGAGACGGGTGGCACATTGAAGCCCCCGGTAAAGGCTGGCGACAACCCACGCCGAGCCTCTTTCCTCGCAAGGATGGGTAATATGCCGGGGCCGATGGAGAAGGACGGTAAGCCCACGCGCCTCGCCCTCGCCCTCAAGGCATGGGGCGCTGGCAGCAAGGCAGAGGCCAAGAGCAAGGCCGCCGCCATCAGCAAGCGCAACAAGGGGAAAGACTGATGGACGCAATGGTGCAACCGAAACTCGATCGTTACCTGCGCATCATTGGGCAGTACGACAACGAGTTTGCAAAGTGGGCGGCGCGTACTAAAAAGATTATTAAGCGGTACCGCGACGATACCCGTGGGCAGTCGCTTACTGAATCAGCCAAATTTAACATTTTGTGGAGCAATGTGCAGACGTTGCGCCCCGCCGTCTACGCTAAACTGCCAAAGGCCGACATCAGCCGCCGCTTTGGCGACAACGACCCCGTTGGCCGTGTGGCCTCGCAGTTGATTGAACGCGCCATAGACTTTGAGATCGAACATTACCCCGATTACCGGGCAACGATGAACTATTGCGTTGAGGACAGGTTCCTTGGCGGCCGTGGTACGGCATGGTTGCGATACGAGCCGCATACCGCCCCCATCGGGCTTGAGGATGATGGCGTCAGCATCACGCCAAACATTGAGCAAGGCGAGGGCGCTCCGCCGCCGTTGGAAAAGATTGAATATGAGTGCGCCCCGGTGGATTACGTCCACTGGCGCGATTTTGGGCATAGCACGGCCCGAACTTGGGAAGAAGTCACCTGCGTATGGCGCTGGGTGTACATGACCCGTGAGGCGCTTGTAGAGCGTTTTGGCGAAGAAGTTGCCCGCAAAATACCGCTCGATCAAGGCCCAGAACCGCTGAACGCCTACAACGAAAACAAGCGCTTATACAACCGCGCCAAGATTTGCGAGTTGTGGGATAAAGAGTCCGAAAAAGTCTATTGGTTTAGCAAGGGGATGCCCGAGATCATCGACGAACGCGATGACCCGCTCGGCGTTGAGGGTTTCTTCCCTTGCCCGCGCCCGCTGTACGCGACGACGACGAGCGATACACTGGTGCCCGTCCCAGACTTTGTGCTGTACCAAGATCAAGCAATGGAGTTGGATATTCTGTCCGACCGCATTGACGGTCTTGTGAAGTCGCTGCGTGTGCGCGGCGTGTACGACGCCAGCCAACCTGCACTGCAACGCTTGATGACCGAGGGTGACAACAATGCGCTTATTCCAGTTGATAAATGGATGGCTTTCAGCGAAAAGGGCGGCCTTAAAGGCAGTATTGACCTCCTTCCGCTCGACACCCTCGCCAACGCCCTCATCCAGTGCTACCGCGCCCGCGAAGACATCAAGAGCCAAATCTACGAAATCACGGGCATCAGCGACATCATCCGAGGCGCGTCCTACGCCAGCGAAACCGCGACCGCGCAGCAAATCAAAGGACAATATGCTGGGTTAAGGCTGCGGTCGATGCAGGAGGACGTGGCTCTCTTTGCGTCGGAGTTGATCCGGTTAAAAGCGCAGGTGATGTGTACCAAATACCAGCCCGAAACCATCCTCGCCTACGCTGCGGCCCAGCAGATGACGCCAGCCGATCAACAGTTGATTCCGCAGGCGTTGGAATTGCTCCGAGACAAGCCGCTGCGTAACTTCCGCGTGGACATTGCCGCTGACAGTCTTGTGATGCTGGACGAGAACCAGAACAAGCAAGACCGTATGCAGTTTCTGCAGGCGTTTGGCGGGTTCCTCGCCCAAGCGTTGCCGGTTGGTCAAGCCAGCCCGCAGATGGTGCCCATGATGATGGAACTGTTGCGTTTTGGTATGCAAGCGTTCAAGGCCGCACGCCCGATTGAGGGTCAGATTGACGCTACGCTGCAGCAACTCCAACAGGCCGCTCAACAACAGCAGCCAGACGAACAGGCGCAAGGCAAACAGGCCGAACTGCAGCAAAAGGGGCAGGTTGAACAGAGCCGTATGCAGATGGAATCGGCGTTGCAACAGGCAAAATTGCAGCAGCAAATGCAGATGGAGCAACTCAAGAACCAGACAAAACTGCAGATGGAGCAGCAAAAGCAGCAGTTTGAAGCGCAATTGGAGGCTATGCGGCTGCAGAGTGAGCAGGCCGCCTCCAAGTACAAGGCTGACATGGACGCCCAAACGCGCCTTATCATCGCGCAGATGAACAAGGCTGCCCCGCCGTTGCTAAACCAATGAAACGCACTTACGTTTTAGTTGACGGCGAATTTGTGGAGCGAAAAAAAGACTCCAAGGGCGGCTATCATTACATTATGCCCGACATCCAACCGTACCAATCCATGATTGACGGCAGGATGATTACCAGCCGATCCGAACACCGACGCCACCTTAAGGCAAACAATTGCATTGAGGTAGGCAACGACGACCCCGCCAAGCACATTGCCAAGCCAAAGGTGGATGAGAGCCGCTTTGAGCGTTTGAAGTATGAGGTTAACAATCGCCTCACCAACGCCCAAGCCGACGCAATCATTCGCAAATTGCGGGAGAACGCCAATTTCACCAATCCCCACAGGAGAGGATAGATATGGATAACAACAACCCCGCAATGGAAACCGCACGCGAAGAATCAATAGATGATCGGCGTGCAATGTTGGAGCAGGGCTTTGAGGCTGCCGAAAAAGGCGAACCAATAGAGTCTGCAATTGGCCGTGACGAGCAGGGGCGCTTTGCCTCACGCACTGCAGAACGTGCTGAACCCGTGCAGGAGGCAGAACCGCCCGTGTGGCGTCGTCCTCCAGCGTCATGGAAAAAGGATTATCACGACGTTTGGCAGAAAGCCGACCCAAAAATGCAGGAATACGCATGGCAACGCGAAGAACAGATGCGTGCTGGCGTGGAACCGCTGCTTGCCAAGGCGCAGTTTGCTGACACAATGCAAGAAACCATTGCGCCGTACCTGCCAACCATTCAAGGCATGGGGTTAACGCCCGAAAAAGCCGTGTCTGCGTTGATGCAGGCTGACTACACGCTGCGCACTGCCCCGCCGCAACAGAAAATGCAGTTGTTTGCGCAGTTGGCGCAGTCCTATGGCATCAATTTGGGTGCGATGGGCGCAAATCCGCAGGCTGCCCCGCAAAACAGCGTTGATCCGCTGGTGTGGCAGTTGCAAAACGAACTCAACAACGTCCGTGGCGAGGTCATGGGTTGGAAACAGCAGCAAGAAATGCAGCAAAACCAGCAGTTGTTGGGCGAGATTAACCAGTTTTCTTTAAAAGCAGATCATTTTGAAGAAGCCCGGCCAACCATGATTCAACTCCTACAGAGTGGCATGGCAGAAACTTTGGATGAGGCTTACGACAAGGCGATCCGTCTTAACCCTGACCTGTTTGAACAGATCAACAAGGCCCAACAGGCCGAAGTGGCTGCAAAGCAGGCCAAGGAGTACAACCGGGCAGCAAAAGCGGCCCGTGCAGCAGCGGTGAGTGTCAGAAGCGCAACACCAAGCGCCAACACGGCTCCCAAGGCAGCAAACCGTCGCGCACTCTTGGAGGATGCTTTTTCCGAAACAGAGTCGCGTTTGTAATCAACTGATATAGGAGCATTAAAATGGCATTTGCCAATTCCAGTATCAGCGACATCATTGCTACCACAATCCAAAGCCGTAGCGGTGAGTTGGCTGATAACGTGACGAACAACAATGCGTTGTTGCGTCGGCTAAAAGACCGAGGGAATGTGCGTACTTTTTCGGGAGGAAACGTCATCCTCCAAGAATTGATGTACACAGACCCGACATCCGACAACACCAACTCGTACAGCGGCTATGAAGTGCTGAATGTTGGACAGAACAGCCCGATTTCGTCGGCGCAGTTCTCCATCACGCAGTACGCTTCCGCCGTGACCATTTCGGGTTTGGAAATGATCCAAAACTCGGGCAAGGAGGCCATCATTGACCTTCTTGACGGTCGCATGGAAGTTGCCGAGGCGCAGTTGGCGAACCGCATCAGCGGTGACCTGTACGGTGACGGCACCGGCAACGCGGGCAAGAACCTCACGGGCCTTGCTGCTGCTGTGCCGGATGATCCGACCACGGGCACCTACGGTGGCATCAACCGCGCTGTGTGGTCGTTCTGGCAGAGCAAGAAGTTCTCGGCTGCCGCTGATGGCGGTGGTGCGGGCGCTGTGTCCAGCACGACGATTCAGGGCTACATGGACGCCCTCGCTGTGCAGTTGGTTCGTGGAACCGACAAGCCTGACCTGATCGTGGCCGACAACAACTATTATCGGTTCTACCTGCAGTCGCTTCAGGCGATCCAGCGTATTACCGAGAGTGGTTCGGGCATGGCGGGTGCGGGCTTTGCCTCCCTCAAGTATTACGGCGCGGGCATGGCCTCCGACGTGGTGCTGGACGGTGGTATCGGTTCGTCCACCTACAACAGCGGTTCGGGTAACGCCAACCATATGTGGTTCCTGAACACCAAGTACCTGATGTTCCGCCCGCACAAAGATCGGAATTTCGTTCCGATTGGCGGCGAACGTCAGGCCGTCAACCAAGACGCTAAACCTACGATTCACTAATGGCGTCTATAAACCCTCTCTAATTGACTTGGAAGCCCGGAAGCGGGTGACAGGGGCCAAGCGAAAGCAGGCTGAACGACTAAATGAGAGGGGGCGAACGAAAAAGGTTCGCCATGCGATAGTCTGAACTGCGGTATAACCAAAGAAGCCGCAGAGGGTGACCCGAAGAGGTTGCCCCGCCATCCGAAAGGGTGGTCAGTAGCCGAAAGGCGAAGTAACAGAATGATTGTGAAACTGATTGGCTGGGC